GATGCTAAGGCAAAAGCAAAGTCTGGTATCAAAGGTATGCTGAAGAAAGCAGCAGAGAAAGTTTCCTCTGGTGCTCAGAAAGTTGCTAAGAGAATGAGTGAGGGAGCAAAACCTGATTACCTAGACTTTGATAAAGATGGTAATAAAAAGGAGCCAATGAAGAAGGCTCTTAAGGATAAGAAGAAGCACGGTATGAAAGGTCATAAGTGCGATGATGATTGTGATGAGAAAATGGAAGAAGGTTACAAGGAACTTCCTAAGAACAAGATGTTCCGTAAGGCAGGTAACCTGGGACGTGAGGTTGTAAGTCCTTCTACTACTGATGAAAAGCGTCAGAAGTCATATGATCGTTCTAAGAAGATCGTCAAGACTCTCAACAAAGCAAACGAAGAAGTGTCTTTCTCGGAGACAGAACTGAAAAAGTTTGAAGAGATTGTAAACTCTTGGATTGACTGAGACAAAAGATGGCAGCAAAGAAAAATGCTATCGTCGCCTTAGTTGGTATTATCGAGAAGATTCAACAGGACAAGTCTCTTGCAATATCAGACAAGTCCTCTTCTCGGCGTACCTTTTTTGAAGTAAAATCTCCAGACAGAATATCAACGGCATCGATGGTTCAGGAAGAACTCGATAGTGCTGGAGTTAAGTATGCCTCAAAAGCAATGCCTGGGTCTTCTTTCCCATCAACTGTGGTAACAACACAGGTTGATGGTAAGGCTAGAACTGCTATAATACAGTATAAACCATCTGCAGGAGCAGGAAAGGCGGATGCTAGAACTACGTTAATGCAGGAGAAAGCATCGACATATGTGTTTGAGAGAGTATTGAAAGATAATAAAACTTGGAAATCTGTTCAAGCAATGTATGATGATGCTGAGACAATGAAGGGCATACGTGAGGTATATCCAAATGTTCAACCAGAATGGATGGATGTTTTCTGGAAACAGCACGTCAAAATGTTTGAAGAGTTCTCAAAAAATACTTGGAATGTATTTGACCACAGTGGTTCTGGATCATTTATGGATTATGTGACTGACCTTGTTAGTAAAAAGTTTGGAATTGCTAAGAAAGATAACTGGGATCCTGCTGATATGTGGTTGATCAAATCATCTGTTAAAAAAGTTACTGATGTTATTGACGCAACAGTTGAAGGCAGTAGAGGTACACAAACTATTCAAGAATTGAATACAGTGATGCGTGAGATGTATAAAAAAAGAATTCTTGTAGGTGTATCATTAAAAAAAGTTTCTGGAAAGCAGGCTAAATGGGAAGAGTTTAACGTAAAGGAACTTACGTTAGATGAAAAAGATGATTATAACTTTCCAGATGTCGATTCTACTATAAGACTTGATGAAAAAATGTCTCAAGATACTGTGGTAAAACTAACTAAAAGTGGAAAGGGGTATAAGTTTCAGATTAAAGGAAACAACTCTACTGGTTTTAGTAACTTGAAATGGGAAGCAACTCAAATCGGTGCTGGTGCTGCTAGAGGTGGTAAAGCACAAGTAGATATGGTTGTTCAGTTGCTAAAAGATAATGGTGAAGATTTTGATAAATCTAATGGAGATTATCCTAAAAATTTAGAAGAGTATCAGAAAAAAGAAAAACTTTATACTGATATGTTTAAGAGAATAAAATCTAAAGCAGATACACGTATTACCAATGATGATGAGTTTAATGAGAATATTAAGGCAAAGTTTATTACAGAACCACATGTTGCTAACTCAAAACTAATGCAACTTGCTTTTCTTGATTCAATTTATAAGATAACACCTGCTAAAAAACAATCAGAAGTTTGGACTGATATGGTATTCTTAGCAATCAAGAAGGGTAATAAGTTTGGACCCTTTGGAAAGTTGTACTAAATATTCTTATGGGTAATCCTAGTGTAATGAAATCGTTTTTAAATTTCTTTAGAGAAGCAAGAACTTCTCAAGCATCAGATACTGCTGCTCGCCAGAATCTAACAGGTGATGGGCATGGTAACTGGTTTGACAAGGATGGCAACATGGTTGCTAAGACTGTTAAAGGAAGACTTGAATTTTTACAGAAGAAACAATCTAAAGGTGAAGATGACGCAACTCAACAGAAATCCGCAAAAACTGAACCTAAATCAGAGACTACGCAGGATACACAACAGCAACCAGCACCTGACTCCGGGGAGTTTGGAACATTTGGAGACGGAACTCCAAGGAGGATGCCAGTCCCTACGAGAGCAGATGGCTCTCCTAAAGAAGACCTTGGACCTCTGACTGTTGTATTTGGAAGATTCAATCCTCCAACAGTAGGACATAAGAAGTTACTTGATGCTGCTAAGAAACAATCAGGAAAAGGAAGTTTAAAAATATATCCATCAAGAACACAGGATGCTAAGAAGAATCCTTATGATCCAGATGAAAAAGTAGATGTAATGAAGCAAATGTTCCCCGATCATGCGGAGAGCATTATTAATGATCCTAACTCAAGATCTATATTTGACGTATTGAAGCAGGGGTATCAAGATGGACATTCAAGTGTTAAAATTGTGGTTGGTGGTGACCGGGTTAAAGAGTTCGCAAAACTCTCAGGAGATTATAATGGCAAACTCTATGATTTTTCTGGTGTGGAGACTGTATCTGCTGGAGAAAGAGATCCCGACGCTGAGGGTATTGAAGGGATGTCAGCATCCAAAATGAGAAAGGCAGCTGCTTCTAAAGATTTTAAAACTTACAGGACTGGTATTCCTGATTATATTGATGATAAGACTGCAAAACAAATGATGAACAGTCTTCGCAAGAGGATGGACATCAAAGAAGGATGGAGTCTATGGCAGATTGCTCCTAAATTTGATTGGATGAATCTTAGAGAAAATTACGTTACAGGAAAGATATTTAAGATTGATAATATTGTTGAGAATCTCAATACTGGATTAGTTGGTAAGGTTATTCGTAGAGGAACAAACTATCTTATCTGTGTGACCGAAGATAATATTATGTTTAAATCTTGGATCAAAGACTTGAAAGAGTATACTGAAGTCAAGATGGATAAGAAAGAAAGACTTCCTAAGAAACCAAATACACTTGTTGGTACTAAGGGATTCTTTAAGTATGCTTCTGATATGACTCCTGGTCATGAGGACGGAGGACAGAACCTTCAAGACGGCGGAAAGGCATATGATGGGGAAACAGCACGTTCATTTATAAATAAGTATAAGAAAAAATAGTAAAGTCATGATTTCCGAGCAGGATAATGCACCTGAAGAGGTGAAGATTCGCGTCAGACAAATGACGAAAGCGATTCGTTACAAGGCAAGAAAAGAAGGTGGTAATCTCTTCAAAGCATTTAATGATTACATGGGTAGTCAGTCGGGCATCAGTGCAACTGAACGTGCTTCTGTAAAACAATCGCTTGGATTATCAGAAACATACTCGGCATGGAGAGACGATCTTCGTGAAGTTGTAGATGTTCCTGAAAAGGATACTGATGCTGATAAAGTTATTAAAGAAAAGAAAGTAAAAAATAAGATTGTTATTAATCCTCCAATGAAGGAGGCATTTGAAGAGATTGGTGCTACTGTGATTGAAGCAGTAGAACTAGAAGAAATGGATAATGCTGATGAGGCAGAATCTCAAAAGAAAAAGCAACTACAAGTCAAAGGTCAGATGCTGAAAAAACAGCAGATGCTTGATCGTATGAGACTTCAGATGCAGAAGCAAGGTAAACTTCCTACAGGACATGCTGAGGGGTATGCTCCTGGTGATGTTGACCAGAAACTTGGTGCTGTAACTGCCATTCCTAAGAAGGATCAGGATGATGCTAAGGCACGTATTCTTGCTAAGGCAGCAGCAAAACGTAAAGCAAATGAAGAATTTGAGAAACTTGATGAAATCTCACAGAAAACTGCTACAAAAGCATTTGCTAGAAGAGCAACTGATGAGTTTGAATCTGATAGTGAGAACCCAAGAGATTTTACCAAGAGTGGTAAGAGTAAAGCAGATGCGGCTAAGAGTCGTATAGAGAAAAAGTTTGGTAAGAAAGCAGGAAAACACGCAGAAAGAGCAGCACACGCTACTACTTTTGGACGCAAGAGTTTCTCTATGCCCAAAGTAGATGAAGAAGTTGAAGTTGATGAGGCAATGCGTCCTGGTGAACGTCAGAGAAAAGTAGCAGCAAAAATGCATAATCCATATACATCATCTAAAACCCGCACAGTCGCCCATAATGTTGCAGTTCGTGGTGACGTAAGCACTGGAGATCCTGCTATCAAGTCAAGAGGTGGCGGTGGTGTCAAGAAGGACAAGGGAATGGGTTATGGTGACAGGGGTGCTGGTAACAAAGCACGTCGTCGTGCAGGACAAGAACCACTGAGAGGAACTCGCATGAAAGAAGAAACTGAAGATTCTCTAAGAGATCGTCGCATGGAGCGTGGTGGTGTTGATGGTAATAACCGTTACAACAAAGCACCTGGTAAACCAAATACATTCGGTAAGAAACCCGGCCAAAAATATGATGGTATGTCCGCACTTGAGAAAGTAAAGGCAATCATCCGTGCCAAGCATGGACAGGGTGCAATCATGGACACCAAGAAGAAGAAGAAGTAATGCCTGCCGTATCAAGAGCACAGCAAAGGTTTATGGGTATGGTATATGCCACCAAGAAAGGTGACATGACCAACCCTTCTCCTGAGGTTGCTAAAGCAGCAGCATCAATGAAGAAGAGTGATGCGAAAGACTTTGCTTCTACTAAGCATAAGAAACTGCCTGAGAAGAAAACTTTTAAAGAATTTATGGGTGACTTATGAGAGCAGGTAACGGAGCGTATACAAACTCAGCAGATCCATCGGGTCCTTTTGCTGGATTTGATAAGAGACTATTCAAAGGTGATGAAGATCTTCTTTCTCAAGATTTTCAAACTGCTGCTGAACCAGGTCAAAATAGATATAATTCTTTTTCAGCAGTTTATCCTGTAATGAAAGTATCTCTCTCAAATAATATGGGGGATGGTCCTTCTATTGATGCTATGGTTGCTGCATCAAAAGAATTTGTAAACAAAATGGACGAACAGAACTATCATAGAGTGCGAACTATGTTTGCTGAGAAAGTTGATTATGCTGATTCAAAACAAATGAAACGATATGATGATGAAAGAAAGCGTCATAAAGAACAAGATGCTAGAATGAAATATGGCAAATCATTTAAGAAGTTTACCACAGATGCTTCAGCAGCAAAAGATAGATTGAGACCTGGTGAGGTCAAACGATATGATAAAAAACTTGGAAAGTATGTTTCAAACAAGGATTGATATATAGTCTACACGCTATATAAATCATGCTTGCATTTCTACTCCCATTAGCATCCAAAATTATCAATGATGCCATTTCTAAAATTCCAGAGAATGAGGAACTTGGTGAGAAGATGGTTGAGATCTGTCTTGTTATTCTTTCTAAAGCAGTTAAGTTGACTAAGACTGATATGGATGACCAACTTCTTGAAGTTGTGGCCAAAGCAATTAAAAACAGAGAAGATTGATAATATGGGGATTCTAGGGTCTCCTATTTTTATAAATATTTGATAGCAAAGTAATTTCATCTAAGGGCAAAAGACATGGCACTTTGGGGCAATAAGGATAATGTTGGATCTACGGGAACAGTATCCCTTAACTATTCAACTCGAACGGTAACGGGAACAGCAACCTCTTTTGGTATTGCTGGTGGTTGTTCTGTGGGTGACGTAATCCGTTTTGGTATTAAAAATATTGCTGGTACTTATTTTGGAGATGCATCTATTATTGCTATCGCCAGTTCTGAGTCACTGACAATTGGCAGCACAATGGGCCTTTCTGGCGTAGCAATCGCAGGTACTGACTTCCAAGTAAGTCAACTTCCTAAGTCTACTATTCTGGATGTATCATATAGTAAGGATCCTCAGTTTAATGATGAGGCTCCGTCATTCAAAGTTATTCAAAGTGCAAATATTCAGGCACCTAATGGAGTTAGTGCAGGATCAAGTATTCTTCCCACATTCTCCACATATCTGATTCCACCTGATGGTCAACTGAAGGTTGGTGATTTGTATGTTGATGGCGCAACTAAAAATATTCCTATCTTAACATTTGGAACTGCGACAATCGCTGCAAATAATCTGTCTCCAGTAGGATTTAAGACAGTATTCTTCGATACTACTTTAGTTCCTGCTATTGGTTCTGAGTTCTCTAAACTCAATATCAATCAGCAAGTTTCACTTGGTGTAGTTTCTGTTGCTGCAACCTCAGTTACTATTGATACAGCACTTGCAGAATCAGTTGGTGTTGGTTCTATAATCACTGTTGTTGATCCTTATGTCGTTGCTCTTGGCGCAACTATTACTAATGCTAAGGTTCAAGGTGCTCTTCTTGAGTTTGGACGCTATCACGGTGGTTATGATAAGTATGCTTATGGTATTGGCACCACTGCTATCACCAACGCAAACGAAACAGCACAGTATGGCGTAGCACACGCTGGATGGGTTGGAGTTACAACCTATATTGATAATGCTGGAGAACTGAGAGTCAAATCTGAAGTCTTAGTTGCTGGTTCTGGTATCCATACTGGTAATCAACCCCTCTATCCCCCCACTTGATGAATGTATTTTTCTGAATTGAACGAGAAGAACTTTCTTCTCTTCGCCATTAAACACTATGAGAACCCTCAAGCGGTTACAAAGGATGACTTTGATAAAGACCTAAATCATTTTAGGTATATCAAAAGACTCCTTAAAAGATACAAATTGAATAATGATTTGAAGCTTCATCTTCTGATTAATCATTTCATTATTCTTTATAATATATTTGGGGATGCTACCACCCCTATGTTGTTCTTTAAAATTGATAGAGAACTCTGGGGTATGGTAAAAACTTTTGTAGTCTTTTTAGATAGATTGCCTGAGTATCCCCGTACTTATATTCATGAGATAGATTTAGATGATACTATTCTGACCGAACTAAAAAGGATGACCAATGGAGAAGTCAAAGATTGACCGTTTTGTGGATGCTTTTCGCACAGCAATGTACCATGAGTTTCATGTGAATGAAGAAGGTATGGTAGCAAATCCTCCGGGTGGGTCTGGTGGTTTTAGTGCTTCTTCTGATGCTAAAGGTCCTACTGCAGGATATGATAGAGAGATAAAGTTTGATGGACGTAATAAGTTTGTAAGAAGAGCAATAAAAGATTTGATGGATAGAAAAGACAAGAGACAGAAAAGAAAAGAATCTAAAACTGCTAGGAACTTCAACCCTTATTTCGACCCTAAAAATGGACGATCAAGTTAAGTTAGCATTGGTAGAACAAAAACTAGAGGACTTGAAGCCAATAATACTTAAAATTGATGCTGCGATTGAAAAACTTAGTGAGGTAAATACTACAGTTAGCAGAATGCTTGCTGTCCATGAAGAGAGAATTACTAAACAAGAAGAAGTTGACTCCATACTCTTTGCAAAAATTGACAAACTCCGTGATAAAATGGACGCAGATCATGACAGTGTACTGCAAAGACTACGTGGATTAGAGAAACGTGTCTGGATGGCAATGGGTGCTGTGACAGTAATAACATTGATTACAAATAACTCTGGACTGTTCTCAAAGATCTTGACAACTCAACCATACCCTTCTACAATAGAGAGAACTCAGACTGAATGAAATGGATTATATTGATGTTAAGTACATCAATCTTATATCATCAAGACTTCCAAAGTTCAAAAGGGTAAAACCAGAACTATACAACTTTCGTTGCCCCATCTGTGGTGATTCGCAGAGAAACAAAAGTAAGGCAAGAGGATATTTGTATAGTGTAAAGAACAATACTAACTACAAGTGTCATAACTGTGGAATGAGTGTGTCTTTCAATAACTTTCTTAAGAGTCTGGATCCTACAACATATAAGAACTACATATTTGAAAAGTTTAAGATTGGGAAGACTGGTAAGAACTTTGTTGCGGACTCTCCAGAGGATGTGTACCGTACCGTACAGACTTCTAAACCATCTTTTGATACCAAGGTAAAGATTGATTTACCCAACGCCTTTGAGGTGCAGGAATCGAAGGTATATCTAGAGTCAAGAGCAATCTTTAGTGGGGAGTTTTATTATGCTGAAAACTTTAAAGAGTTTATAAACACAATCAAACCTGATACTTTTGATAATGTAAAGTTTGGAGAAAAAAGAATTGTTATTCCTCTTATTAGAGAAGGAAAACTTATTGGGGTTCAGGGCAGAGCACTCTCTACAAACCCTATTAAATACTTAACCATAATGATGGGCGATGATGAACCAAAAATCTATGGACTTGATAAAATCAAAAGAGATACTCCAGTCTTCATTACAGAAGGACCATTCGACAGCACATTCATTCCAAATGCGATTGCTATGTGCGGAGCTGATCTTGATATTAGTAACTGGGGGATTAGCAATCCTGTTTGGGTCTATGATAACGAACCAAGAAACAGTGAAATCGTCGGGCGTATCGGACGCACTATCGATAGAGGCGACTCCGTAGTGATATGGCCATCTAATATCCGAGAGAAGGATATTAATGATATGGTTCTCAATGGACTAAATGTGAAAAAGATTGTAGAATCTAATGTCTACAGTGGACTAGAAGCAAAACTCAAATTTACTACTTGGAAGAAGAAATGAGCAACGGTTTAAAGGTTACGAAGAGAGATGGTCAGATTGAGAAGCTTGACCTTGATAAGATGCATACAATGGTTGAAGAGGCAACCATAGGTCTTGCAGGGGTCTCTGCGAGTCAAGTTGAGATGACCTCTGGTATTCAATTTTATGATGGTATTACTACAGCAGAAATTCAAGAGATTTTGATTAAGAGTGCTTCTGACCTTATTGATCTAGAGCATCCTAACTATCAATTCGTTGCTGCTAGACTTCTACTATTTTCTTTGCGAAAGCAGTTGTTTGGTAAGATGCATGAGTTGCCGGATCTAGTAAATCATATTACTAAACTGGCTTATGATAATATCTATGATAAAGATATCTTTGTAAAGTATTCTTTAGAAGAGATTATGAAAGCGGAGACTTTCGTAGATCATGATAGAGATTTTATGTTCACCTATGCCGGATTGCGGCAGGTTGTGGATAAATACCTAGTACAAGACAGAAGCACAGGCAAAGTCTACGAAACACCGCAGTTCATGTATATCATGATCGCGTTGACTATTTTCCGAGACTACCCTAAGGCAACTAGATTGTCTTATGTAAAAAGGTATTATGACGCCATCTCCAGGCACAGACTCAACATCCCAACACCAATTATGGCAGGAGTCAGAACTCCTTTACGCCAGTTCGCGTCTTGCGTTCTTGTTGATGTTGACGACACCTTGGATAGTATTTTTACTTCTGACATGGCCATTGGCCGTTATGTGGCGCAAAGGGCTGGAATCGGCATCAACGCTGGAAGGATTCGCGGAATCAACAGCAAAATCCGTGGAGGAGAAGTTCAGCACACAGGTGTTATTCCTTTCCTTAAAAAGTTTGAATCAACTGTACGATGCTGTACGCAAAATGGAATCCGTGGTGGATCAGCAACCGTCCACTTCCCAATCTGGCACCAAGAAATAGAAGATATTATTGTTCTCAAGAACAACAAAGGCACAGAAGACAATCGGGTACGCAAACTTGACTACTCAATCCAAATTTCAAAACTTTTCTACGAACGTTTCATTACGAATGGAGAAATTAGCTTGTTCTCACCGAATGACGTACCAGGTTTGTATGATTCCTTTGGTACTGACAGGTTCGATGATTTATATGTGGGGTTTGAACGAGATGAGTCTGTTCCAAGAAAGACTATCGGGGCACAAGAATTAATTCTGAATATCCTAAAGGAGAGAGCAGAGACTGGTCGTTTGTATTTGATGAATATCGATCACTGCAACAGTCACTCATCCTTTAAGGACAAAGTAAATATGAGTAACCTATGTCAGGAGATTACTCTTCCAACAGATCCTCTCAATCATATTGATGAAGAGATGCCTGGTGAGATTGCTCTGTGTATTTTGTCTGCTGTTAATGTAGGTAAGATTCGTTCTGATGAAGAACTTGAAGATCTATGTGACCTTGCAGTGCGGGGATTAGAAGAGTTGATTGATTATCAGGAGTATCCTGTACGGGCAGCAGAAATCGCTACAAAGGCACGGAGATCGCTTGGAGTAGGATTCATTGGTCTTGCCCATTACCTTGCCAAACTAGGGTTCTCTTACGGGTCTCAGGAGGCATGGGATGCTGTTCATGGACTCTCCGAATCATTCCAATATTACTTACTAAAATCCTCTAATCGTATTGCGGAAGAGAAAGGACATTGTGAATACTTTGGACGTACTAAGTATTCTGAAGGCATCCTGCCAATTGATACATATAAGAAGGAAGTTGATGACCTTATTACACAGGAGTTGGCGCATGATTGGGATGGTCTTAGGGCATCTATCGCTAAGTATGGACTCCGACACAGCACACTGTCCGCACAGATGCCTTCGGAGAGCAGTTCCGTTGTGTCAAACGCAACAAATGGAATTGAACCACCTAGAGGATTCTTGTCCATTAAAAAATCAAAGAAAGGGCCCCTTAAGCAGATTGTTCCTCAGTACTCATCATTGAAGCAGAACTATACATTGCTATGGGAGATGCCTGATAACACAGGTTACATTAATATTGTTGCTGTGATGCAGAAGTTCTTTGATCAGGCAATTTCTGGTAACTGGAGTTACAATCCAGAGAACTATCCAGACAATGAGGTCCCAGTTTCCGTCATGGCAAATGATCTTCTGACTACATATAAGTATGGATGGAAGACTTCATACTATCAAAACACCTACGACATCAAGACTGATGAGGTGGAAGAGGATAAGTCTGAACTTGAAACCATATTAAGTCAACTAGAACAAGCCGAGGAGGGAGAGTGTGAATCCTGTGCAGTTTAAACTCAGTGGAGGATACAGCGGTGAACCTAAGGAGACCGCAGATACAGTGAAGGGAATGACGGTATTTAATACCAACCCTCACGACACAAAGAAGCAACCAATGTTTTTTGGTGCTCCTTTGGGCATTCAAAGGTATGATTCATACAAGTATCCTATCTTTGAAAAACTAACTACACAGCAACTTGGATACTTCTGGAGACCTGAAGAAGTGTCTCTACAGAAAGACCGTGGTGATTATCAACTGCTTCGTCCAGAGCAAAAGCACATCTATACTTCTAACCTGAAGTATCAGATCATGCTAGATTCTATTCAGGGTCGTGGTCCTGGTATGGCATTCATTCCATACTGTTCTCTGCCTGAACTAGAAGCATGTATGGAAGTATGGGGATTTATGGAAATGATCCATAGTCGTTCCTATACTTACATCATCAAAAATATCTATTCTGACCCCAGTGATGTATTTGATCATATTATCTCTGACGAACGCATTCTAGAACGCGCTAGAAGTGTTACGGAGTCATATGATGACTTTATTAATAATGCCCAAACATGGGGCAATGGTAATATGTGGCAGTCTGACTTCAAAGATTCACCATCTGCACAATGGGAAATCAAAGAGGTCAAACGTAAACTTTACAGAGCAGTTGCGAATGTCAACATACTGGAAGGTATTCGTTTTTATGTTTCTTTTGCTTGTAGTTTCGCCTTCGGTGAACTCAAACTTATGGAAGGTTCAGCAAAAATTATCTCCCTTATTGCAAGAGACGAGAATCAACACTTGGCGATCACTCAGAACATTCTGAATAAGTGGAAAGCAGGAGATGATCCTGAAATGAAGCAAATCATGAAGGAAGAAGAAGAGTGGACTTATGCAATGTTTGATCGTGCTGTAAACGAAGAGAAGAGATGGGCAGACCATCTGTTCAGAGATGGCAGTATGATTGGTTTGAATGATGCTTTACTCAAACAGTATGTTGAGTGGATTGCTAATCGTCGTATGAAAGCGATTGGACTTAAACCTGTTTATGATATTGCTGCTAAAAATAATCCTCTTCCCTGGACACAGCATTGGATCTCTTCTAAAGGTCTTCAAGTTGCTCCACAAGAAACGGAAGTTGAGTCTTACGTTGTAGGTGGAATTAAACAAGATGTTAAGAAAGATACTTTCTCTGGTTTTAAACTCTAAAATCAGAAAAAAGATAGAAGCAAAGCAAATTGATGATTGGTGGTTTCATGAGGAACCACCTAATAAATAAGGAAAGAACATTATGAACATGTGGAAGAAACTCAAGAGTACCCTGAGTACCCCAATCCCTGGATCTATTGTGGCAGCGTCTTTGACGGGAGTCTTATTGGGGACAACTATGGTTTTGTTTACAAAATTACCTGTAGCACCACGAACCGTTCCTATATCGGTAGAAAATACTTCTGGCAGAAACGAAAGCCTAGAATTAGTTCTAATACTGGCAAGCGGCGAAGAGTTACAAGTGAGAGTAACTGGAAAAAGTACTATGGAAGTTGTCCAGAACTTACAGAAGATGTTAAGCAATATGGACGGGAATCTTTTGCTAGAGAAATCATATCCTTACACACCACTCCCGGCCGTGTAAACTACGAGGAGACCCGCCAACTTTTCGTCCACGATGTTCTGACGGAGGCACTTGACAACGGGATGCCTACCTACTATAATAGCAACATTCTCGGACGTTACTACAGGAAAGATTATTTTGATTTTGGAAACAATTCTGGCGTTGACGCCTGCTGACTACGATCACCTCGCACGAGCAGTGCAAGTTGAAGCAGCAACTGGAACTAAAGATGAATATTGCGTTGCAGTTTCTATCCTTAACAGGGTCAACTCTCCTGTGTTCCCTAACAATGTTGCCGATGTAGTTTATGCTCCTGGACAATACGAAGGTTTCTTATACCGTCGTCCAGCAGCAAAGTCTAGTGTTGTTGATAGGTTAAAAAACACAGACAATCTTCTGGAAGCATATTCGATTATTGGTGATCGAACTAGTTTCAAAGGACAACGTATGTTGCCCTATCGTGTAGTTGCGGAAGATCCTATGTGTGATCGTAAAGGAAACTTTTACCATTATCATTGGCAAAGTTAAAAGATATGACTCAGTAGCTCAGCTGGATAGAGCAACTGCCTTCTAAGCAGTCGGTCATAGGTTCAAATCCTATCTGAGTCGCTCGCGGAATTAGTTTAGAGGCAAAACTAAAGGTTTCCAACCTTTCGTCACCAGTTCGATTCTGGTATTCCGCTTTCTCCAAGTTTTTGTTATGTCAAAGTATGATTTTGGAGGACTTGAAAAGCAT